CGTTGCCAGCCGTGCCGAATGCACCACCGACGAAGAGCGCAGCCGCACCAGCATCGATGTATTCTGGCATTGCTTCTTCAGTGAAGACTTCGAGGCCAGCTTGTTTTCGTTCGAGCATTTGTTGCCCGATTTCGGTGGGTATTTCCGTAGCAACGCCAAACCCAAAACCTTTTGCTGCACGGGTCAAAACGCCGCCGCCAGTATCCAAAGCCCGATTGAGGGCTGGACCGCCTACTCTACCTAAACCGAGTGTTATCGCACCCAGTGCGCTGTCTAGTGTCGCCTGTGGTATTGCCGTTAAAAACGCTGCGCCC